ATGTAGTGTGTCTTTATCAAGTTGCTTTGCAATTGCTTTGATGCCTTGATAGTGCCTCCAGATCTCACTCTGGGTGCTTGCGTCAACGTTGTTCTCCATAGCATCCTTGACACAATTTTCAAGTGCTTGGATCGCTGTTAGATAAGGGTTCATTTTACAATGCGTAGATTAATTTTACTAGTTTGGTGCCCAAACTGACCTTCAATAAAGTAATTAAATGCTAATGAAAATCTAACGTGATTAGATTTATTTACTTGAGTAGAGTGTGGTAAGTTTGAGGGAAATATAAGGAGTGAGTTCTTTTTCAACTCATGAAAGTATGTATCAGTATTAAATTGGTTGTCTGAATCATAGTTAACTTTAAGAGTTTTAGTTCTCATCAATTGCGGATGATGGAAGAAGATACCTCCTCCATCTATAGGAGCATTCAAATAATAAACACCACTATAAAAACAATTCGTATGATTATGCAATGGAGCATGATCACCAGTTTCGTGGTAATTTACCCACGATTGAACAAGGACTGGAGTTCCTTGAGAACTTTGAAGTACATCAAAATGAAGAGCATTTACAGCATCATCGATTTGTTTTCGTAATTCTGCAAAAGGTTCTTCTTCTAGAATCAATTGATTGGTACTAGTATATCCAGTACCATCTCCATACCTTTCATATTCTAGACTATGAAGATAAGCTAGATCAATATCACATGGAATGGTATCACTATAAAGATAGGTTGGAAAAATAGATTCTACAAGCATACTGAGTCACTAACCCATGGGGTAGTCTTTTCATTCTCAAGATCCGCATACTTATGTAACTGATCTATAAAAATGTCAATGATTGCATCTTGTACATCTTCCTCTTCAAAGAAATCTATGTCCATATAAGAAATCATTAGACTACCCTGTGATTATATCAGACTATCTATGAAGCGTCAACCTGTGTGCCAGTTTGGAAATAATCTTTTCGCATGTACCTACCAAGAATATTACTGTTGTAAAAAGCAGGTACTCCATCTTCAGTAGATTCAGTAAGTACATTATTTAAAAACAATTGTCTAGTCTCTTCGTAGTTTACTTTGCCAAGGGTGTTGTGAAGTGATATTATCTCTCGTTTGAAACAGGAGTTCCCAAGTAACTTTCGATCTCCTTTAAGTTCTTCAGAGCTTCCGTAGTACTTCTTCCAGTCACTCTCAGACGTAACCCTTCTCTTACCACCTCTAGGTTTACGACGTTGGGTGAAGTACTTACGTCCGATGTATTGTTTACCCGACTGGAGATTAGTAATCCTGTAGACAAAACCGAAGAAGTCGCCAATGTCGTCAGAAGTAAAAGGTTTACCCTCATATAACCAGGGGTTTTCGTAAACTCCCTCTTCAACCATTTCATCATTTTAGTATTCATCCTATTTAGTACCTATATTCATCAAGGATATCCAGAACACAATTTAATGCTTGCTGTGCTGCATCACGTTCTTTTCTATCCCATTTAGGATAAGAAGACTCTCTACTAATGTCCGTCTTAATTTTGTACAGGCGGTGTGTCATGTCTACCTTCGTAATTTGACCTTTCATCTTAACCACCTACCAGTTTTTGCCAATCTTTATCAAACTTCTCTAACCCTTGGTCAGTAAGAACATGTTTATATAATTGGTAAAAAATGGGAACCGAAATAGTACATATATCAGCTCCCACTCTAAAAGCATCGGTGACCTGAATAGGTTCTCTGATAGAAGCGGCAAGAACTTCGGTCTTGATATGGTGGGTAGCAAATACATCTGCAATCTCCTCAATAAGGTGTCTTCCATCCCAGTGTTGATCATATACACGTCCAACAAAAGGAGAAACATAAGTTGCTCCTGCTTTTGCTGCTAGTATTGCTTGTGCTGCTGAGAATATTAGTGTTACGTTCACATGAACGTCGTCGTCTGTCAGTTCCTTACATGCTTTTAGTCCTTCAACTGTGCAAGGTACTTTAATTGTAATGTTTGGTCCGATCTCCAGATACTCTTCTGCCATCTCAAGCATTTCTTCAGCAGTGTCTCCAACTACTTCAGCAGATACTGAAGCATGAAAAGGAAAGATCTCTGAAATCTTTTTAATTACTTGCTTAGGATCATCTCCTGCTTTCAGCATTAGAGTAGGATTTGTAGTAACTCCGTCGATTAATCCTGTATTAAATGCAGATGCAATAAGGTCTGGGTCAGAACAGTCTAAAAAGATTTTCATGACTCTCCTAATGTGTTATAAGTATATATTATCACATAAAAAAGAGGGGCACAACCCCTCTTAGTATATCAACACATTAGAATGTGATTAGCTTTTAGAAGCGAACTTACGTTCGACTTTGATACCACGATACATTAGATCATGATTTCTTACTTGAGCTTCGTGCTGTACCATGTTACGGTACTCGTCAGAGTCGTACTTGACTCCACGATAAGTGACTTGTGCCATTTGGTTTCTCCAAAGTAGTGGGCGGTTTTAATGCCGTTCCTTTAGTCAACTTTTGCGTCCCAGTTACATCCTGGTTCAGTAGATTCTTTAACTACCTCAATGATTTCAGCTTTATGCTGTCCTGCACTTCGGTCGGTAACACCAGAGAGAATATCTCTAGCACTAGCACAAGTTAAAAGAGTAGCGATTAGGATTTCCATGAGATGAACGATAACCCGTTCCGAGTCGGCTTACTTGCGTCCCTGTTGGGATGAACGTATTGTCATGATAACATGACAGAATTATTTAGTCAAGTTTTTTTATTTTTTCATGTCCATCATGTACTGTTTACTGAATAGAATGTGTATTTCAGAAATAATTCTTCTCCCTTCTTGATTGGTTTGATAGTTTTCATATGATAGATCCTTCCTTCATGCCATTTTACACAGTTAGGATCTTCACTATGGTTTACAAACCCACCTAAAGGAGTTCTAATAATTTCATCACAATATAGAAGATGAGAGACACCAAGGTACATCATGGCATCGATATCTTCTTTAGCAAATAGTCCTTGTCCTGCAATAGGACTGTCCTTTACATATAATTCTGGTGGGAGTGCTCTATACATTAGAAACTAGATTCGTCTTTACCTTGTCGTTGTGCCCACAATTGACGTTCCATCTCCCACATTGCTTCTGCTGTACCTGAAGGTAATGCTTCCTGTCCTGCTTTGTCTAGTAACTTATCATATTCATCAGCACTATCTGTGATTGCTTTTTTAAGTTCCTCTAGATCCCACTCTATTTCTTCAGAGGGAGAACCCTGCGAATGAGTCTGACTTGACATCTTGTTTGATTCCTCCGACGACATAACTTTCAATCTCCGTTTCTTGTGGTGCGTTTTGTTGACCCTTAGAGGAGAGCCAATGCTCAGTCCAAGGTAGTGGATTATTTCTAAGGGGTTGATCGTATATAGGTTTCATTCCTAATGCTTTCATTCGTCTGTTAGCAATCCACTCAACATAATTGTGTAGTAATCTTTCATTCAATCCTATCATACTACCTTCTTTAAAGAGGTAGTTTGCCCATGCCTTTTCTTCATCTACACACTTCTTAAACATTTGTTCAACGGTTTCCTGTTCTTCTTCTGCAATTTCTTTCATCTCTGGATCATCCTTACCTTCAGACCAGTTCTTTAATATCTGTTGAGTAAGTACAAGATGTTGTGACTCATCTCTCGCAATGAGCGATAAGATTTTTGCACTTCCCTCCATGAGTTTGTTCTCACCAAATGCAAAGGAGCAAGCAAAACTTACATAGAATCTAATACCCTCTAGGATATTAACATTAGCAACTGCTTTATACAGATATCTTTTAAGGTCTCGTCTTGTCCATTCTGAATTAGGATGATCCCTCATATCTTCTGTCCAAGCAGTACTCTGACCATATTCCTGTGCATAATTTATGAAGTCATCATAAGATTTTGTAACACTCTCTGCTCTTGAGAGAATATTGTCATCTCTTAAGATAGTATCAAGAACTTCTGAAGGATCTGAGTATACATTCTTAATGATGTATGTGTATGATCTACTATGAATCATCTCCATAAACTGCCACACTTGCATACATGCTTCTAACTCAGGTAGAGAGCAGTATGGAATGAATGCCATACCAGGTGCTCTACCCTGTACAGAGTCCAACATGATCTGATACTTCAGGTTAGAAGTAAAGATATGTTTTTGTTGATCTGTAAGTTGTGCATAGTCAGCACGATCTTTCTGAAGTGATACCTCTTCAGGTCTCCAGAAATATCCTAACTGTTGCTGTGTTAACCTATCGAAACTTGGAAACCTATACGAATCATAACGTTGAACACTCAGTGGTGGACCAAAAAACATGAATTGTTTCGTGGTATCAACGATATTCCTATTAAAAACTGTCATACCTTTTACTTCTTTAGACTGCACAACTGTCACAGATCTCCTCCTCGGTAGTTAAAATTTCGTTGATAAGATTGTCAACATCAACATCATCCCCGTCCTTCTTAGAATCATATGTATTCTGATAGTAAGAAGTCTTCCAACCATACTTGTAGGTTGTCAGGAGATCTTTTGCCATTTCTGACACGGGCACTTCATTGTCTGGATAGTTCTCTGGATTGTACGACCAGTTTCCACTGATCGCTTGATCAAAGAACTTCTGCATAATAGCGACTATATTAATGTACCCTTTATTATCTGGCATGTCCCAGAGTAATGTATAATTATTCTTCAAAGACCCATAAGACGGAACAACCTGCTTAAGCGGTCCTTTCTTTGATTTCTTAATGGACAAGTAGTCTCTAGGAGGTTCGATTCCATTTGTTGCGTTTGACACAACGGAACTGCTCTCCGAAGGCATTTGTGCTGACAGTGTTGAGTTCCGTAATCCGTATTGTTGTATACGTTTCCTAAGAAATTCCCAATCACATAATAGGTCATTGGATATAATCTCATCAACATCCTTCTTATATGTATCGGTAGGTAGAATGCCATCAGCATACTTAGTCTTACCGAAATAACCGCACGGTCCTTTCTCCATTGCAATAGCGTTGGATGCACTAAGTAAAGCAAACTGAAATCTTTCTGTGAGTTTATGAACTAAATCATTTGCCTTAGCAGAATCATACTTAGCAGTATTCTTAGCAAGATAGTGTGCCAAACCAATGAAACCTACACCGAGTGATCTACGGTTCTTTGTAGACTGCTCTGCTGCCTTTACAGGGTACTGTTGGTAATCAATGAGAGCATCAAGACCACGTACTGCAAGATCGCACAACTCATCCAACTCTTCAATTTTATTAATCTTACCTACATTAATAGCAGACAAGATACACAGTGCTACCTCACCATTAGGATCATCAATATGTTCTAGTGGTGTAGTAGGTAAGGTAATCTCCTGACATAGGTTACTCATACTCACCTTATCCTTAAAGGAAGAGTGACTATTACAATGGTCAATATTCATTAAGTAAATACGACCTGTCTCTGCTCTCTCCTTAAGGAGATCAAGAATTAATTCTTGGGCACCGATGGTTGACTTAGGGATGGATTCGTCGGACTCGTATTGAGTATAGAGTTCGTCAAAGGAATCGCTACCAAAAGCGTCATACAACCCAGGCACATCATGAGGACTGAATAAAGTGATAGTACCGTTTTGGATAAATCGCTCATAAAAAATCTTACTTAGTTGGATGGAGTAGTCAAGTTTTCTGACTCTGTTGTCTTCTG